GGGCGAAGAATGCTGCTCAAGATTGATGGTCGATCCGTTGGACGCCGGGAGCTTGACGTTGGAACCGGCGTACTGGTAGTACACCGCACTCGACACGACAGCGTTCTGCGTGGCTCTGGCAACCTCGATCCTGACATACCGCTCGGTGGGCCGGTACAGGTCGATGACGAAGATATCCTCGTCATCGGTGTCAGCGATGGTCTGCCCGGTGCCTAGGAGGTCGGCGAAGGTTGACGCTGCGGCCTGAGCGGCATTGATGGATGTCACGGCCGACCCGGTGATCGCGCCCATCGTGACGACCATCAGCACGCCGTCCCAGCCGGTCATGTCCAGGGTTGCCCCGTTGATTGCGGAAGTCCCGGCGGCTCCGGCGGTCGGAGTGATCGCCTGAGTGATCTTGATGTTCTTGGAAAGATTCATTTCAAATTCCTTTCTAGGTCAAGGTGACGCGAACGAAAGCGTTCTCGTTGACGGGAGCGCCGTCGCCCTCGTAGCGGCCGATGATGCCGATCTGGTTGGTCAGCGCATACAGCTCATTGAGCTGCTGCATCTGCATTGCCAGGGAGTCGATGATCCAGTAGTGGGAGAAGTCGCCGAGGATGCCAGCGTACAGGCCGGTCGTGAAAGTGATCGGCGCCCACTCGCTGAGGATCACCGGGAAGCCAAGAAGTCGCGCCGGTTCGCCTTCAACAATGGAGTCCTGCCAAAGGTAGCGGCCTTCGCCGTCCTTGAGCTTGGCGATTGCCTTCGCACCGTCGCGGTGCATGAGCCAGCGAGCCGCAGGCCAGTAACCAGCCTTGAGCGTGTATTTGGCATTCTTCAGGCCATCGCCGGTCACGGCGGTCGTGGTGTTGTCGGTCGAGACATCGCGCCCAGTGGTGATGCCGTTGGCGTGAGCGGTGAAGACTCCGAGCGGCTGAGTTGCGCCGGTCCCGGTGAGATACGCCTGCTCCATCGTGCCACCGAGCAAATAGGTCAACCGAGCGCGGACGATTGCATCGGGACTCATCACGGCGGTCTGCATGAGCTTCTTGCTGATCTTGACCAGCTTGGCGACCGGGTAAGGCTTCATCTCGCGCTTGCCGATCCGAAGAGCATCGTCCTCGGAAAGGTTCGCGTTCAGTTCGCCGGTCCAAGTCCAGTCAGCGTAGTCGGTGTCGAGCGTCGGAACGCCAATACCTTCCGCGCCGCCAACCTGAAAGCTGGTAGCGAGACCACGGATGAAGACCTCGTTATCGAGATCCTTGATGAGCTGAGAGATGAAGATCTCAGGCGCGTTGAGGTAGCCGCCCTTGATATCGGTCTGAGCTTCGAGTCCTCGGAGTTCGCCCTTGAGGAAGGACCGGAACTCAGGCATCCCGCTTTCGTCGCGCTCCTCTTCGGTGTCATCGGCCTTGCCAGAGATCCCAGACGGAACGGTTTCCTTGAGCCGGGCCTCTTCAGCTTCCAGCTTCTCACGCCGGTCGATGTCATCTTTGGCCGAGGAATAATCGGCGAACGCCTTGTCGTAGTTCGCGCTCTCTTCCTCGGTCAGGCTTCGGTTTTCCTTGTCGCCAAGATCAACGATGGCTCTGGCATCTGCCAGAATCTTCGCTGCGCTCTGACGCATTTCAGTGATAGTCATTTTTCTATCCTTTCGTCGAGTTCGGTTTCTGCAAGCTCAAGACGCCGCCGCTTGAGGTCTCGCTCCTGCGAGCCGTCTGCGTTGGTGTCCTCATCTGCGCGATCCTTCGGCAGTGAGTCGAGATGCTGTTGATAGGTGTCCTCTGCGGATCTGAGTCCGATGGAGGTTCCTGAATATGCTGGATAGGTCACAGGGCTGACATCGAAGAGATCGACATCGTTGAGTTCTCGGAGCGGGCGCTTTCCTTCTTCCTCGGTCCATCTTTCAGACCGAGCAGCAAAAGCGAAACTCATGGTCGTAACATCGCCACGGCTGATCGACTCGACCATGTCTCGACCGGCTTGTGTGTCCGGTGGATCAATCTTGATCTTGAGGCCGCGTTCATCCTCGATGAGATCAAGCGTCCCTGCGGCAGTACGACCGAGGATCACGTCGCGGTTGTGATTCCACAGTGCGCGTACATCCTGTTGCTCTTTGATAGCTCGGCCGAACGCGCCTGGCCGAATGACCTCTCGGAACATCCCGCCAATGTCGGTCTCTTCATTGAAGACCGCCGCATACCCGGTGATCGACGGCGACTCTGCGTCACCGACCATCTCGGCCCTGAGTTCGCATACCGGCATCGACCTGCGCTCAGGCAGGCTCTTGGTTTCTTTTTTCATTGGACTACTCCGGTTCTACCACGCACTCGCACCCGGCGTGGAGCGGCGGTTCAAAGACGTTTGAGGATGGCGACATGGGACTGTCAGCGCCGGATGGCTGGAAGTTGGAATTTGCCTCGACGAAGTTCTGCTCAATGCCGACGACAGTTCCATCGAGTCCAAGGCAGTACGGACAGGCGTCACCAATTGCCCGCCATACGAGCATGGTCACGCCGACAGTGGCGAAGACGGTACGGCTGAACTTCTGGCCGAGCGTGGTCGATTCGGCCCCGGCGATCTTGTCGGCTCTCGGAATAGCGTCGTCTCTACCATCGACCCATTCATCGAGTCGAGTCTGAAGGATTTCGAGCGGATCATCTTCCGGCTCAACGTCATCGAGGAGCTGGAGTAGTTGAGCGCGTCCGTAGTTGCTGTGCTGGAACGCGAACCGCTCAACATACCCGGCGAGCCATTCTTCAAGCTCATCGGTCCATTGCCATTCGCCGCCGCCTTCCGGTGCCGCCACTGCTCCGATTGCGCCGGCCAGAGCGCGGAACACGGCCTCGATCTGGGATCGCGTGTACTCTTCATGGTCGGTGTAGAACTGGTCGATGAACTTCTCAAGGTTCGAGATGCTGCGAGCGGTGAGCTGCTTCTTGGCTTCGCGCATGATGTCGGCACGTTCCCGCTTGATGACCCGATCCATGACGGAGGCGATTGACGGCCGGTGTTCCTTCTGGATGTTCTGCCGCGTCTTGCCGCCGGAGATCCGCGTCTCAATCTTCGCTCTGACCTCGTGGTCGACGTGGTCATGCCGCATCATCTGAGGTACCGGCTCGGCGCCTGCTTCCCCGAGGTTGAGTTCCTGTAGCGGCGCATCGAGTTCCGGTAGCGCGTCAAGATTCTTGAGTCGTCGTACTTCGTTGCGCGTCATCCATCCCTTGGTGATCGCGGTCGAGAAATAGTCAGACTGCGTTTTGATGTCGCCTTGCAGGAGCGAGTCGATCTGGAGTTCGCTGAAATACTTCTTCTGATCGTTGCCGACGAAGAGTTGAATCTGCGCGGCTTGCTCAATCCTGATGTTCCAATGCCTGATTGTGTGAGTTGCAAAGCCGATGTTGAGCTGTTCAATTCCTGATCCCCAGCTCGTGGCCTTTGTAGTCTCGTTGATCAGATGGAGCGGGACACCGTAGATCCTGGCAATCTCCTCGACACCCTGGAAGCGGCGAGACTCAAGGAGCTGCGCATCTTCAGGCGGTATCAGTGTCTTAGTCCAGTCGAGACCTTCCTCTAGGAGCATCGGCTTCCATGCGTTGTCGGAGCCGGAGTACCTGTTCTCAATGCTGGTTCTCAACCGAGCGTATGCCTCTGGACTGAGTTCACCGGGATGCTTGAATACACCTGATTCCTGCGCTCCATTGGCGAAGAACTTGGCGGTAAACTCCTGCATGGCGAGCGCGGTGCCGATGCTCTCGTGCTGCGCTCTGATTGGTGACTTGCCTTTGATGCCGTCGTAGGCGAGACCGGGAATGAAGAAGATTTCCTCGGATGTGAACCTGCGCCGCTTACCGCCGGATGAATAGATGAAAGTCATCGGAGCGTCAATGGCTTCCTGTTCGACTTCGACCGACGCCGGGTGTAACGGGATCAACTGCGTGAGGTGACCGCCGTTTGTCGTGGCCTTGTATGAGTACGAGTTTCCCCAGAGGAGCAAGTGAGCAATCGCCGTCTCGCGATAGTTGAATGCGGCTTGCCGA